TTTCGGCTACTGGTGATGGCTCTGTTACGTATGCGATGGCCGCTGGTAACTCGCTGCCCTCCGGGCTTACCCTTGCATCTAATGGATATATTTCAGGTACAGTGCCTGCTACAGATCCTACTACTACGTATACATTTTATGTAGATGCGATAGATTCACAAAATCAAGAGACTACAAGATCATTTAGTATCACTTATAATAAGGACGCAGTTACTTGGTCATCACCAGCAAACGGTACTGCTTATTCTCTTTTTACTGGCACAGCTAATACAATCTCTCTTTCTGCAACCAGTGCATCAGGTAGAGGAATAACCTACTCAGTTCAATCAGGCTCTCTTCCAGCTAACTTAAGCATTTCGGGCAGTTCTATTACGGGAACGCCTAATACTGCTCAGGTTAATACTTCCGTTACGATTAGAGCTACAGTGGCTGCCGCTAGCAGGGTGGCCGATCTCGTACTTTATTTTCTTACACAAGCTGATCCACAGCGTTTCTCTAATTTTAATATTAGTGATAGTAATGCTCAGATTCAAGCCGGTGAGTTTGAAGTAGACTCAGGAGTTAATTTCTGCTATGGTGCTCTGCGTTACGGTTCAAACCGCTCATTAGCTATTTTTAAATATAATTTAGATACACAATCAGTGGTTTGGGCAAAAGATATAAATGTATCTGGATTGCTTTCTTATTATACTGGGAGTATGAGTATAGGTAATGGAAAGTTGTTTATTCCAATAGGTGTTGATTCCCCTGAATATAACATTATAATGTTAGCTCTTTTGACAAGTGATGGTAATATAGTGTGGAAAAAATTGTATGATTCAGAGGATTATAGTGTCTCAGGATCCACAGATGCTCCTTCATCCTATCAAAAATCTGTTATTTTTAATTCAAATTCTAATACAGTTTGGTTTGCTCAAAATGGCGGTAATGATGCAGGCTGGTTGGTTTTAAACGAGTCAACGGGTAGTCTGGCGTCCCCACAATATGCCTTTTACAGTACTTTTTCAGGAGGAACAAATGCTGATATTTATGGGGGATTTATATCCGGAAACACTATAACAAGCTACCATAACCCTAACGCCGGTGATCCTGCTTACGTAATAGCAAACACCAGTTGGGCGACGTCTCCAACAGCAAGAAGATTAACATATAGTGGATCACTTTATCACGAATCTGCATTTCTTAATAATAATGGCGATTTTGTCGGAGTAGTTATAAAATATTCAAACGGTCCTATATTAAATTCTGCTAGTCAAAAAGAGTACTGTATTACCACTCCTACAGGTAGTAATACATTCTGGTTTACCCCTGCAGTTGCTAATGGTAAAAGTTATAGCTTTGTACGGCGAGTAGTGGATTATGATGGTAGTTATTATGTATTTGGATCCCATGATTTTGGAGGATCGGCCGAATACAAAAATTCACCTTTTTTAATAAAATTTACTAATAAAACCGTAAGTTGGGCTGTAAGATTCAGACAGGATAATAATATTCCAGAAATATATCCTACAGTAGCAGCTGCTACTGTATCAGGTAACAAATGCTATTTTTCTTTCTATCAAAATATCTTTACCTACCCCACAGCAGGGGGCATAACCGGTACTTTAACTGCAGGAGGAATAACTTATACAATAGAAAATATAACAATCAGTACATCTAATGCTGAAGTTACATCTAGCTCTATTGGTGCCGGGCTCTATACAGATTCAGGTGGTAAGACTTTTAGTGATGCGTCTGGGCTTTCCATATCCAATAAAAACATAACACTTACTTCTAACACATATTAGTTGCCTTTAGCTGTACTTTTTTATATAATCACTCTGTGGTACGGTTAAACTAGATCATTACTATACATAATGTTATTCATTGAACACAAATATATTTCTTTGCTGTCAAACCGTTTACAGCGGTTTACCAAGCTGAACGAAAAGTCCTATAACTTCCGGTGTCCTATATGTGGTGATTCTCAAAAGAACACATATAAAGCCCGGGGGTATCTCTATCAGAAGAAAGACAAGTTTTTATTCTTCTGTCACAATTGCGGTGCATCGATGTTGTTTGGAAACTTTCTAAAACAGATCGATCCTAATCTTCATAACGAATACGTTCAAGAACAGTTTCTTAACAAGGAACGACCAGCTAATACCGAACCAGATATTACTAAGATACATCATCCTAAGTTTCGTATTGATTCTCCTCTTAAGTTTCTTAAGAAGGTTAGTCAGTTAACACCGGACCACCCGGTTAAACAGTACGTAATGAAGCGGAGAATTCCTCCGATCTACCATCATAAACTATGCTATGCACCGAAGTTCAAACAGTGGATTAATAGTGTTCTGCCTGGAAAATTCAATGGAGACGCTGTTGACGAACCACGTCTGGTGATACCATTCATTGACAAAGAGAGTAACTGTTTTGGCATTCAGGGTCGGGCGTTTAACCCTAATTCTATTCGCTATATCACCATAATGTTTGATGAAGATAAACCTAAAGTGTTCGGATTAGATACGGTTGATTTTAGTCAGGAAGTATTTGTGCTAGAAGGACCGATCGACTCAATGTTTATACCTAACGCCATTGCTATGGCCGGCGCCGATCTTACATTACAAACTAATTCTAAACTGACATTTATTTTTGATAACGAACCTCGTAATAAACAAATTGTGTCTCGAATGGAGAAAGCAATTAATAAAGGCTATAATATTGTCATATGGCCAGATGATGTAATGGCTAAAGACATAAATGATATGGTTCTGATTGGACTTGATCCAATGAAAATAATTAATAAAAATATTTTTTCTGGATTGGGTGCTAGAGCCCGTCTCTCACAGTGGAGTAAAGCATAGATATATTATGAACGTGAAAATTGTTAGTTATTCTAAACCCGAAAGGTGGCTTGCTGATGAAGGTCTATACGACGCACAAGACCTGGTCGCGTTCTGCGCCAGAGTTTCCAATCCAACCAATCAGTTCAATACCGAGACTTCTGAAAAGCTCATCCGATACCTTGTCAGAAACAGACATTGGTCACCCCTTGAAATGGTTTCACTCTGCTTGGAAATTGAAACCACAAGAGACATTGCAAGACAACTCCTACGTCATAGATCATTTTCCTTTCAAGAGTTCTCCCAACGATATAGTGACCCAGTTAAAGAACTCAATTTCGTTCTTAGAGAGTGTCGGTTACAAGACCCAACTAATAGACAAAACTCCGTTGAGTTAAAATACGGAGACGATGATCATAGGAGGCTGGCCTATCAATGGGAACTAATACAGAAAAAAGTAATTGATGAGGCTAAAAATGCCTACCTTTGGGCCATAGAAAAAGGTATTGCCAAAGAGCAAGCCCGGAGTGTATTACCAGAAGGAAATACTGTTTCAAAGCTGTATTGCAACGGTTCTCTGAGATCTTGGGTGCACTATATACAACTACGATCCTCCAACGGAACGCAAAAAGAACATATCGAAGTGGCTAAAGCATGCGCCAAAGTGATCAGTGATGTGTTCCCACTCATTCAAGACTTTGTAGAAAAAAATAACTAGAGGCAGTGTATGTCTGATTTGATTCACGGCATTAAGGTAGACTATTCTCGAGACTCTCTTTTTGACGAGTTAGGTATTAAGAGACTTAGAGAAAGCTACATGAAGGAAGAAGAACAATCACCACAAGAGAGGTTTGCTTATGTATCTAAAGCTTTTAGCTCGAACGAAGCACATGCGCAAAGGTTATATGAGTATTCTTCTAGACATTGGCTTTCTTATAGTACTCCCATTTTATCTTTTGGTAGGAGTAAGCGTGGTCTTCCTATATCATGCTTTCTCCCTTACTTGGACGACTCTGCGGAAGGGCTTGTCGATTGTTTATCGGAAGTTAATTGGTTATCGATGCTAGGAGGAGGTGTAGGAATTGGGATTGGAATTCGTTCAGCTGATGACAAGTCTGTCGGCGTTATGCCTCACCTTCGTACTTACGATGCTTCTAGTTTGGCTTACAGGCAAGGCCGCACCAGACGTGGCAGTTATGCTGCTTATCTTGACATTAGTCACCCTGACATTCTCATATTTTTGGAAATGAGAAAACCAACAGGTGATCCTAATATGAGGACACTTAACTTACATCACGGTATTAATGTTACTGATGACTTTATGGAGTTGATTGAGAAGTGTATGCAAGACCCTCACATTGATGATACCTGGGAATTAAAAGACCCACACAATGGAGATGTAAGAGACAAGGTATCGGCTAGAGAGTTATGGCAAAGAATTTTAGAAATAAGAATGCAGACCGGTGAGCCGTACTTACACTTCATTGATACATCAAATAGAAATATGCCAGAGTTTCAAAAGAAACTTGGACTTAAAATAAGACAATCAAATTTATGTTCAGAAATTATTTTACCTACAGATAAAGAGAGAACAGCTGTGTGCTGTCTATCTTCTCTTAACCTTGAATACTATGATGAGTGGAGAAAAGATGATAAGTTTCTTAAAGACGTGGCTGAAATGCTCGACAATGTTCTTCAATATTTTATTGATAATGCTCCTGATGCTATTAGTAGGGCTCGCTACTCAGCTACCCGTGAGCGTTCTATTGGTGTTGGTGCTCTTGGCTGGCATGCTTTATTGCAGCGTAGCAGTATACCCTGGGAGTCTGCACTGGCTACAAGCCTTAATCACAAAGTTTTCAAGCACGTTAAAAAGGGACTAGATGCGGCTAATAAAGAACTTGGCACTGAGCGTGGAGAGGCTCCTGACGCTAAAGGTACCGGTCTACGCTTCAGTCATATGTTGGCTATTGCTCCTAATGCTTCTTCATCCATCATCATGGGTAATACTTCTCCTTCTATTGAGCCTTTTCGGGCTAATGCTTATAGACAGGACACCCTAAGTGGATCATCCTTGAATAAGAATCGATATTTGGATAAAATTATAAAAGAAGAGTCTAAAAATCATAAGGAGGGCTGGTATGAAGAAGTATGGTCCAGTATTATTGCTAACGACGGATCAGTTCAACACCTGGAATTCCTCGATGATTGGCAAAAAGACATTTTTAAAACGAGTATGGAGATTGACCAACGATGGGTTGTGGAGCACGCAGCTGACAGACAAAATTACATTGACCAAGCGCAATCCGTTAACCTCTTTTTTAGACCGGATGTAAATATTAAATATCTACATGCTGTACATTTTCAAGCCTGGAAACAAGGACTTAAAACATTATATTATTGTAGAAGTGAAAAGTTAGCTAAAGCTGATAAAGTAGCCAAGAAGATAGAACGAGAAGTAATTAAAGAAATTGATCTCAAAGCACTCACAGAAGGTGATGCATGTCTTGCTTGTGAGGGATAAAATGATTATACCTGATACATGGAATAATTTAGATGCATTTGTTGACTGGTACATTAATAATGGATTTCCAAGAAAATCACCCACCCCGTCCGAAGTTTATTTTACTGATGTAGGCACTAGCGTTATTATTTTCAGACACGACCACTATCAAGCAGAATTTTATATCGGTAGTCCTTACTTTAATACTTCAAAGCATTACCACCCTTTTGAGCAAACAATTATTGTTGTAGGTGGTAATGGAAAAGGAAGGCGTGGAGATAGCTTAGAAGAAGAACCCGTCTGGAGTAATATTGATCACAATCAACATAATGTACGTACCGAAGTTCTTCGTTATGATCAATGGCATCAATTATCATCTTATAATAAAGGTATGTACTTTTTTAATTTACAGCGCTGGCCAGATAAAACAAAAATGTCAAGTGCAATTATAGGATATGAAGGGGATAGTTTAGGACCTGTACATGATGAGCTGATGAAAGATTTTAATAAAAAACAATAACAAATTAAGGGAATGCAGATGAAAAAAATAGATTTAAATCTTTCAGAAAACAGAGATCATTTTAAACCATTTTATTACCCATGGGCGTATGAGGCATGGCTAAAGCACGAACAATCACACTGGCTTCATACTGAAGTGCCGATGCTCGAAGATGTAAAAGACTGGAATAAAAAATTAACACAGTCAGAAAAAACTTTTCTTACTAATATTTTTAGATTTTTTACACAGGGTGATATTGATGTTGCTGGAGGGTACGTTAAGAATTATTTACCTTATTTTCCTCAACCAGAAGTAAGAATGATGCTTTTAGGTTTTGCCGCAAGAGAGGCACTACACGTTGCAGCATACTCCCATCTTATTGAGACTCTTGGATTACCAGAAACAATGTATAATGAATTTTTAGAGTATCAAGAAATGAGAGAAAAACATGAATATGTAATGGATATATCGGCTAAGAATTCGACTAAAGAAAATACTGCAACACATATTGCAGTATTCTCAGCCTTTACGGAAGGCATGCAACTTTTCTCTTCATTTATTATGCTACTTAATTTTCCAAGGCACGGCAAAATGAAAGGTATGGGTCAAATAATTACTTGGTCTATTGTTGATGAGACAATGCATACAGAGAATATGCTCAAGTTATTTAAAACTTTTATTAATGAAAATCCAGAAGTATGGAATGATAGTCTTAAGTCTAAAATTTACACCATTGCAGAGAAAATGGTTGAGCTGGAAGATAAGTTTATTGATCTTGCATTTAAGTTAGGACCAATGGAAAATTTAACACCTGAGCAAGTTAAACAATATATTAGATATATTGCGGATAGAAGACTTATTTCGATGGGTATGAAAGGTATTTTTAAAGTAAAACGTAACCCACTATTGTGGGTTGAAGAAATGATTAACGCCCCTATACATGGAAACTTTTTTGAAAATCGAGTTACTGATTATGCAAAAGGAGCTTTATCCGGTAGATGGGACGATGTATGGGGGAAGGCAGCATAATGTACGAAAAATTAGCACAAGAAATACAAAAAGCATGGGCAGAAGAAGGTCAGTTTCATTAATGAAAGAAAAGTTTGTTAAGTTTTTTATGAGGGTAGCAGAAGAAACAGCTACCCTTTCTTATGCAACCAGACTTAAAGTAGGCGCAGTAATAGTAAAAGATAAAAATATTATTTCTTTTGGATACAATGGTACACCAGAAGGAATGGATAACAGTTGTGAAAGTATTGACTTTATTGCAGATAATACCGAGCTGGTTTATGATGAAATGGTCAGTCAAGGTTATACTTTTGGAGCATATAAAGACACAGCAGGGTGGGTAAAGTCAAAAACTAAACCAGAAGTAATTCATGCTGAAGCTAATGCAATTACTAAACTAGCAAGGCAAGGAGGCTCAGGAGAAGGTTCTACTCTTTTTCTTACTCATGCTCCTTGTATTGAGTGTTCTAAAATGATTATACAAGCAGGAATAAAAACTGTTTACTGGAAAATACCTTATAGAGAGTCCTCCGGGTTAGATTTGCTACATAAGGCAGGTGTAACTATTTTTAAGACGGAGTAAATATGTCAGATAAAGATAATTTAAATTGTTACGAATGCGGAGCTGAATTTCTAGTTCAGCCGGCATTTGATATTGAAGAACCAATTTCGTTTTGTCCTTATTGCGGTAGTGAGATAGAGCACGAAGAAGTTGATGATGACCTCGACGGCGATATGGATGACGATGAAGATTATAGGTATTGATTTATCCCTTACAAGCCCAGCTTGTTGTTTCTTTGAGGGTGATGAACTTAATGTAAATGGATGTAAATTTTTTTACCTTACTAATAATAAAAAATTAGAAGGTAATAT